GAGGGGCTGTTGCCGTAGAACCACCGCCCACGGCAGCATTAACTGCGGTGGTTACTGGATCCGCTACTATTTCTGGGGGTAGTTGTTGTATTACTTCTGGGGGTAGTTGAGGTACTACTTGAGCAATCACTTCTGGAGGTAGTTGGGGTATTATCTCTGGGATCACTGCTGGGGGAAGCTGAGCTATCGCTTGTTCTATTTTTTCTATTTCTGGAGGAGCCATAGTAGGAGCTATTATTTCTTCTACTGGGGGAGTTGTTGCGCTAGTTCCTATATTTTCTAATACATCAGTAACAGGTGGTTCGTATGCAGGGAGTGGTTCGTATGCAGGGAGTGGTTCAACCGGGTTCCCGTCCATATCTGTTACGGTTACTGTCTCTGCGGCTGCGGCTTCTTCCATAGCAGGGGTAACTGCATCGGGGTTCTTTACAAAACCTTCGCCCATTTTAAACGTGTAGTTACCTGATTGTATGGCTTCTTGTATGCTGTTATAACCGTCATTCGCCCACCACTGGGTACTAGGCATACTGGGCGTACCCATTTCAATTGGATTCTTAGCAACGGGAGTTGCCATTTCAATAGGTTTTTTAGCGATCGGTAGATTTGTTAAAGAAGGTAGACCTCCGCCAAGATCTAATTGCCTTCTTAAATTTCTAAGATTTGGAAATCTTCCAATAGCCATTACCTTTTACCTCTGTCCTGTTGGGTTCTTTCTCTTTCGGCTCCAACTTTCATTGCGGCTATGTCTTCTTGTGATTTCAACTTCTCTTCTTCCGATTGATCTTTTTGTTTTAGCTTGGCTGCATCCAGCTTTAATTTCTTCTCAGCTATGAGTTTATCATCTTCGTTTTCTTTTGCACGTATTTGAAGCTCTTGCTGTTTAAGCTGTACAACACCATCTTCTGGTGGAGTCATGATTTCTTCAAGACGTGGCATAACTTCGTTCATAATCCCCAGTTCAATCTTAGCTTTCAATGCGTCCTTCTGTGGATTTGGTTGAGGTTCTTGTGGTGCTCCGTCAGGCTGCATCGGTTGTTCTGGTTCAGGCATTTGTTGGTCGGCCATGTTCTGTGCTTGTAATGACATGTGTTGGAACATGTGAGACACCACACCCGGGGCCACCATTGGATTCATCATTGATACCGGACTTGCCAAGAAAGATAAATGCGCCTCTATGTGTACAGCGTGGTCTTGTTCTGGGAAAGCTGTAAGTGGCGCACCCATCAATGCCGCGCCATTCTCTTGGGCGGGATCCACAGGAGCGGGAGGTGGTGGATCTGGAAGCAATAAAGCTTCAATGTTTTCAGAACCTAATGCTTGATACATTCTTCTGTAAGCTTCTTTAATGTTATGTAATTCTGGATTGCTTTGTACTAATTGTAATTCTTGTTGGGCCAACGTAATACGTTGAGACATAGAAAAGAAATTGGGATCACTAACAGGGATAACGTCTACGCGATCATCAAAGTCTGACTGTTTAATTGCTTGGTCCCCTCCGACCACTTGATACGGATATTCGGGGGGTAGGTACTCTGCAAATAACCTTGCTAGTATTTGGAACTCTAATTTTTGTGCGTAATGCAAACGCTTGTGAACGGCAGACATGACTCGTGTGCCTTGTTCCAATAACGCCATGGTTGTTCCAACTGGCATTTCTTGATTGCCTTCGCCAACGTTCATGTTGGTGATAGAAGCAAAACGTTGTCCGGCTTCTACACAGAATCCCAGCAACTGCATTAATGTGGCTGACGGTTCTTTATAAGGTAATGGTATCAGTGAATCTCTTAGTGCTCCGCCCGGTGCGTCCACGTCTCTGAACTCTCCCGGCTCCAACGGTGTCTCGTCGTCCCTGATCCTTAGACCTCTGGCTTTGAAACCAGCAGGGAGATTGGCTAACGTACCCGCATCTATTAATTGTCTTAATGCACCAGTGGCGGTTCTCGACAGACCACCGATCATGTGTATCAGTCCAAAGCCGTAGAACCCAAGACCGGGTAGGAACTTGTAGTGTACAAAATATTGGACTTTGTTTTTAAGTGGGTCGCCCTCTCTGTAGTTTCTTCTGATGGATAAAATCTGGCTGGACGTTCTGTCCACTGTAATTATAAAAGGTAGGTGGTATCCATCGGGATCTTCAAAGCCTGGTACGTCCATGGAAACGTGGAACTCCAAGAGTTCATACATCATTTCTACGTTACCTTGTCGAATGCCTTCTAACTCATCTACCTTGTCGGCTACGTCTGTGTTCGTTGGATCACTGGCTTTTAATTCTATGTCACGATAGAACCCAGCAAGCTGATGACTGCGTATTTCATTGTAAGACATCTTTACAACGTGAGTAATCCGTTCGCACGTTTCAAGATCGCTGGCAGTGTATGGGACTACCAAATCCTCTGTAGGGACAAAGGTGCTTACAGCGCGTTGCTTGCTGGGGTCAAAATAAACTTTCTTAAATGCAGAGCCTGCAAGGGGTAAATAGAACAATAATTGGTCCATTTCAGGGGTATATTCCTGCATTACCGTGGTTATTTGGTAATTCATGAAGTCTTCTACTCTTCTTGCTTGGGCTTCAGTATCAGGTGTTTCGGCCCCCATAACACGGGTTTTGACCGGTCCTTTGCTGGGTAACAGCTCTTTAAATGCTTGTGCTTGGAATTGTGTAACGGATTCGGCTAATAATGGGTGAGTTACCCCAGACGCTCCGGGGAATGGACGATCTCTGTCCTCGTATTTGAATCCTAGTAGATCCAGTCCTTTAATGTAAGTCTCTTCCCATTCAGCGCGACTGGCGTGGTCATCTTCAAAATCACCAATCAACTCATTGGCTATCATTCCTAAGTCTTGGTCGGATAGGTATTCAGATAAGTTGGCATCAAACGGGGCTTCCATTTGCATTGGCTCGTCGTCGGGAAAATAATTTACTTCGGCACTGCCGTCTTCTTCAATCTCTACAGCAATATCACTGTCCGTGGGCGTTGGTTCTTCGATCTGAACCTCTTGACCGTCTTCAACTTCCAGATCAATAAGATCCGACAACCTCTCTATGTTGGTTGGTTTATTATTTTCTGCCATCTAAAGTTTAATAGACGCCAGTAAAATTAGTTCCTCTAAGGGCTGCTCCGCCTCCACGACTTTTGCCTTTGCCAGCACCAGGTTGTGGTCCTTTAGAAGTTTTCTCCATTTTTGTTTTCGCGTAAGGAACGAATCCTTGGTCTTTTATTTCTTCACCTTTCTTAGACATTATATGCTCCTAATAATATTCTCGTAGTCTGCGTGGGTAATTATCTTGCAGATCATCGTCAGATTCTAAACCAATAAATCCACCCTGTCGATAACGCATTAATGCTTGCGTTGTCGAGTCCACCAAATCGTCGTGATCTCCAAAAGGAAACGCGGCGCATTCTTCCACCAATTCGTCCGCCCATCGTGTGTCTGGAACGTACACCATTCCCGATTCCAACATCGGAGCAACGGCATTCACCCTAGCAATTTTGTCCTGACCTTTGCCCGGTGAATAGTTCACTACTGGTATACCGGAATGTCGTAATTCGTCGGTGAGCGGCAGACCACTGGCTTTTGCTTCAACGATCACGGTGTCGGGATCCCAATATTGATACTGCTTGTAAGCTTCGCGTTTTAATTCTGGGAAGTCCCATCGTCCTTTTTTAACGTCGAGGAGGAGGAGAGCTGGTCGCGACGAGCCTTCATCAGGGTAAAATACGCACCACGTCGTAATCGCTGAAAAGTCAGATGTTTCTTTTTTCGTGTACGCCGTGTCATACGACTGGATAACGTACTGCATTTGCGGTACTTCTTCCTTGTCCCATTTTTTCCACCATTCTCTCTTCAGTATAGCACCTTCTTCAGAAGTTGGATTTTGCATCCACTGGGCTTCCCATTTGCTAACGGGAATGGACGCTTTTACTCCTTCTAACTCTTCCAACTTCCAATATTCGGGCCAAAGAGGTTTGTGACTATCAGGGAAAATAGCTGGGAATTCCACGACTTCCCATTGGTCTGCGTGTTCTTCTACCTGTCTGCTGAGCAATCTTCCTGTTAAGTCCTTGGTCGACCATCGCGTCATCACAATAACAATAGCACCACCCGGTTGTAATCTCTGTCTGGGTCCAGAAGAGTAGTAGTCCCACGCATTGTCTAAAGCTGTTAATGAAAGCGCGTCTTGCTCTGAGTGAATATCATCCAACACCAATAAATCCGCACCACGTCCTGTTACCGCTCCGCCTATTCCTGAGTAGAACGCTTCTCCTCCGCCATTGGTTTCCCAACGACCAGCAGATTTTGAATCCGCTTTCAGTCGAACGCCCGGAAAAACTTTTTGATATTCGTCGGAGTCGATTAAGTCCCTTACTTTTCTACCGAAACGAAAAGCCAGTTCGGCGGTGTGCGTTATTTGCATGACCTTTAACTTAGGATTACGGCCCAAGACCCAAGAAGGGAAGAACGTTGAGGCAAATTCAGACTTAGTATGACGAGGCGGCATGTTAACAATAAGGCGTTTAAGTTCCCCACGAGCTACTCGTTCGAGTTTTTCAGCAAATATTTTGTGGTGCTCCCCCTGCACAAAGTCTGGCCACATGTGATTAATGTAGCGAATAAAATTTTCACGACCTTCGCGTTGCAGGGTCTTGGCGTTCAGTGCTTCAGTTAGTTCCAGCAGTTCTTTGGTAGCGTCAGGGTATCTGTCCGCTAACTGCTCTATGTTTATGTCGAACTCTGGGGCCGGATTTTTTGAAATTTTAAAATTTTTTTGGGCCATATCGTTTTTGGATAATTACATATTGAATTGCCAGAACGTTTTTGTCAAAGTTTTTGATATCTCTCTCCCTGTCTGTTTTCTTCTCTTTAGAAGAAATAGTGACTTGCGTCACCCAAGGGGGTTCCCCCCTTCTTTATCTATCTATTAGAGATAGACAAGCCACAAAGAATAAGAAGGAGAAAGAAGAATACAATTAAGGAATACTTCGTATACTTATATATTTATCCTCCTTCACTCGTTCCGCTTCGCTACTCTCCCTCGGAGGGGCGAAAAATTTTTTTTCGCTGGGCGAATAATCAAAAAGGCCGGCTCCTCCTAAGGCCGGCCCGTCGTCATTGTTCTCAAGGATTAATCTAGTTTGACGGCTTCCATTACGTGGTCGAACAGTTCCATGAAGTTATCCATTAATACTGGGCCCGAACCTTTGATGTCAAAGTACTTCTTAACGTCAGTAACTTTCCAGTGTCGGTTAGGTTTCATGCCGTGCTGAACCCACATGGTTAGATCGCGTTTAGTACAGATGAAATTCCAAATGGCTATTGGAATATCTTTGCCGTCGTAATTAAAGACTCTAGAATTATTTTCTAAGTCAACTAACCAAGGCGCATCTTCTCTAATGGTAATCATTTGCTTACCTCCATTTCAACTGGCAACAGGAAATCAGAGTTAACTAATTGCTCTTGAAGTGCCACTGGGAGTTCAGCAAGTATAGATGTTCCGATAGCCACTGAAGCTGAGTAGGTTCCATAATCAAGCTCTCTGTATTTCGCAATCAATCTGTAATGTAATATATCTAAAGGGCTCAGTTTAATAGTCTCAGTTTTACTCATTTTCTGTACTCCTTCTCTATGGTATCCAGATCGAACTCCTTGGCCCACTGATCAAAGACCGTGGCGTTGTAATCCTCTTGCGGGGTCATTGAGCGTTGGCAGGCTATCCAGAGTTGTTCCAGTGAATCCTCCGTGGCTAGGCCCGCGTCTATCAGATTGTTTTCAAACATTTTTGTTATGTTCATTGTTATTCCTCCTTAAGAATGTTGTTAATTGAACACCTACAATTTTACTCCTTCTTATAAGATAATACAAGATAATTTGTATATTTCTTTTCATTCGTGTAAGGTGGCCCAGTCATTAATAATTATATAGGAGGAAAGATGACCAGAAAAGATTACATTAAATTAGCCGAGATCATTAAAGGAAATACAAAGTTTACCGGTGTTCGAGGTCGACCGCGCCACGTTTTACATCGTGGCGACTTTATGCAGGGCCTTTGTCAAATGCTTGAGAAGGATAACCCTAACTTTGATGAGCGAAAATTCAGAGAAGCCACCGGCGAGATACTCGGCCAATGAAGGAGGAAAGATGAAAAAAATTACTATAGAAATAGATATTAACACCAAGGGAATGGAATGGTGTGACGTAGGAAATGAGCCATGTTATGGAGACGTTGAAAGATATATCCGTAAACAAATTGGTACAGGCGATTTTTGTTATAGTGTAAAAGAGGAATGACCAACAACCAGGGCCACCTAATAAGTGGCCCTTTTTATTATGCGTCAAAAATTTTTAATCAGTATAAATTTTTCAAGAATAGATATATATGTTTGACGAAATAGCCACACGCCCGCGAGGGGGTAAAACGCACGAAAAATGCTCCGAAAGGCAGATAAATCGATGGCCCGAAATGAGGAACCTGAGGGTCAGACCTCCCCAGTAGCAGAGGAGAAGTGTTGGAGCAATAGACACACGCAAGCGACACGCACAAAAAAGCCGGACACATGATCCGGCTTTCTTTTGGGGAGTGTTGTTTATTATTTGTACACCTCCCCTTTGCTATTAGCAAAGTTCGTATTCATTTCTTCCAGTTCTCCGTACTTGACCAGTAGTGGTGCTACGCCTTCAAAGGCTGTAAAGAACCGGTGCATATTTGCGTAGTCGCATTTACTCATGGCTCCGTGCAACAGATGAATGGCTTTCGCTAAGTCTCCGCATCTGGTGTCCGAGATCCCTAGCTCTTTATAAAGATAAGCTCTGGTGTAACCCAGTTGCTGTTCGTCGTTGATGTAAGGCAAGTCAGTATGCTCGCATGTCATTAAAGCTGTATCGTATAAACTCATAGTATTCCTCCTTTAGAATGTTGTTAATGAGGATTTTATATTACGTTATTGTATGGGATAAGTAAAGATATATTGCATTTAATTTTTAACTCTATATTATGTTAATTCTATGTTTATTCAAACAGTCAGTTTCCGACCAGTGAGGCTTCCTCCTAAGTTGTGCCTTACTGGTCACTTTTCAAAAGTTCTTTTTTAGTTTACCCCGGACAGATATATATGTTTGACGAAATAGCCACACGCTCTTCGTTATAAACAGGCAGTTAATTGTTCTTGAACCTTCGACCAATCGACAGGCGAACCGAAAGACAACAGAGCAGGGACGACAAGACCATTTTCCGCAAGCGCGCGCACTTGGTCAGGCGCGTACAGGTATAGCTCAGATTTTTTAGGGTGCTTCTGGAAGGCACGCTTGACC